GCCTATCTCTCTTTTCTTTTTTCTTAATTTTGTCCAATATCTATTGTAGCACTACATTGCAATTTTTTTATTTTGACTGAAAACTCTTGACTATTGTATCCAAATCGGGTATAATATATACGATATCGGGGTGTGGCGCAGATTGGTAGCGCGCTACCTTGGGGTGGTAGAGGTCGTCGGTTCAAATCCGGTCACTCCGACCAATATGTAAAAACGGCTTTCCGCTATTGTGGAGAGCCGTTTTTTAGTTGAATAGTGCTAAAGATTTTCAAGTGCAATAATTTTTTCGTGTAATTCGGAAGCAAAGTTTTCAAGAGCAGACTTCGTCCAAATTAAAGACGATGATTTTCTTTTGATTAAACCAAGAGTATAGCTATAAGCCGATTTATAAATATCATATTCAGATATAGCAGTAAGACTAATCATACCTTTTTCATAATATGAATTCATTGCATACATAAGCTGAAAGCATATCCTACTTAGTTTTTCTTCATTTTCTTGTGCAGTGACATCATAAGGGTTATTCTCTAAAATAAGACCTTCCTTTACCCATTTTGCATCGTAAACACGATACGCAAAAGCAAGAATATAATAATTATCAATAGTTTCAAGTTTATCCATTTCAATTAACCTTTCAACCACAAGTAAATATTAATCATCATAACAAGGTACAGAGCAATTCTCACAAGCAGGAGAATCTGTAAGATAAAATATACATTCCTCACAGTGGGCATAACAACAACAGTTATCATAATCGCATACCTTATCGGCACATTCGCCATGATCGGTATTTTCTTTACACCAAAAATTAAACTCTTTCATTTTAAAAACTCCTTTATTATTCAAATTTGAGATTATTCACAGCTTTGCACATTTGGTTAAAATTACTATGTACATAACGCTGGGTAGTTGTTATATCAACGTGTCCGAGCAATGCTCTGAGGGTTTCAATATCTGCACCGCACTGAATAAGATACGTTGCATAGCTATGTCTAAGCTTGTGCGGGGTGAGATACTGTAAATCAGGATACTTTATTTTTTGTTGCTCATAGAACGTTCTATAGAGCCTGTTATAACGTCTAAGGGATATTACTGTATGCGTTATAGGTGAAACGAACAGAAAGCCGTCTGAGACGTCCTGAGAGCGTATATGATTAAGTATAGCAATAGCATTACTATGCAAAGGGATAAGCCTATCACGACGAGATTTTGTGGTCTGTACAATCCTATCACCGCATGAAGTATGTACGAGTGTCTGACAGACTTTGAGATATCTGTTATCAAGGTCAATGTTATCCCAACTAAGGGCGAGAAGTTCACCACGGCGGAGACCTGTCCACAAGTCAAGCTGAAACATTCTACAAACACTACTATCATCATCAAAAAGATGTACGAGATTATCAGGGCTGAAATATTCAGCTTCTTTTTTTATACGTTTTGGAGGTTTAACATAGTCGCAAGGGTTTTTGTCACAATAACCATTAACTATAGCTTCACGGAATACACGTTTTAACAGAAAGTATGCACGGCGTTGACGTTCGTTACTGTATGTAAGCGTAGATTTTAAACAGTTCTGAATATCAATAGGCTTGACCTCTGAAAGCTCCATATCGGCTATATAACCAAAGTGTTTTTGATTAATATAGTAATAGTCCTTATAGCAATCATAGGCTATCACATCAACGCAATATGCGTTATAGAACATATCAAACCATTCTTTAAAAATCATAGGACATCATCATTTCCATTCTCTTTAAGATATTGAAGTATATCATTGCAGTTCTTTTCGACCTGACTTGAAAAGGTGAAACTGCTTTCATACTGAAAACAAACATTAGCACGAGGGGGGGAGACTATCGGCAAATCATCTTTGAAATCTGAATTGCAATAGATATCTTTAGTTTTACGAACAATGTTCTTGCTACTCCAGAAGAATTTACCGAAAATTTTCTTTACGTCCTTAGTAATGTACTTTGTGACGTAAAAAGCTAGGTTTGACATCTGTCCGTAAGTCTGAATAGCTGTTGAGAAACCATAGCGCCAATCAGACACGTTATATACAACAGGCAAATCAGATATATCACAGCCGAGTTTATCACATATGTGCAGACGCTTTATAGTATCTATTTTAAGGGGCTTATCATGACCCTTAACAAGACGTGTACCACTATCAACGAACTTAAAGTCACAATCGTTTATAAGGGCGTGGCAATGAATACCGCCTTTTTTGTGATACTCAGGAACTAAGATATATTTAAGCCCTTTTCTACTAACTGCATTTTCAAGCCATTTTTTCAAAGGCTTTATGACTTCTTTAGGGTTTGTGCGGTCAAGGTTATCACCATTAAAGGTAATAGTAAGGAAGTATTTCCAATCATTTTGATAAACTATATCAAAGATACTTTGCTTTGCTCTTTGAACACTATCGGAACGAACTTCACCGCTTTGTGACTGCTTATCTTTAAACTTACGAGTATCAAGCATATCAAGCATTATGTTTCCGTTTTCGTCCTCATACTCAAAATAACATATGTAATTTTCACGAGCCGTTTTAAGTTGCTCTTGTCTTGAACGTTCGTCAATACTATGCTCATGCTTGCAGTGATACTCAAATGCAGGGTCTTTAAAAATGTGTCGGTCAGAACGTGTTATAGTGTAACTGCCGTCACGATATTCCTTTATTTTTGTATTGCACTTGACCTCTTTAGAGGACGTTTTTAGGGGCATTTATATCAACTCCCATTTATTAGGTGAGTGCTTTTTGTGGCTAATATCAAGTAATAGCCACACGCACCGCAGGGCGGCGCAAGCGCTCGCCCCTGCGGTCGCTCGTGGCTATACGCCACGCCTTTTTCGCAGGCTTCTACTTGTCTTTCTATCGTGCATTATGTCACTTGTGACATCTACTCCACGATTAGCAAGTATTTCCGTGTCGCTGATATACTCCTTATCAAGCATATTATCTACAAGCTGAGAAGTATCATATAGTTGTCGGCTCTGATTAGTCTGCAAATACAAACGGCTGTAAAGCTTTTTCGGCATATATGACTTATTTTCCGTATATGCTTCATACTCGTCTATATCATAGGTTTTAACCTTAATAAGACGTGTATAAGGGTGACGGAATGTAGCACGACACGTTGACACAGTAGCCGTTATATCTCGTATCTGCTTATCAAGAAGATTGAAGCGTTGCACTGTAGCAAGTATCATCATTTTGCGCTTTCTACATTGACAAAGGTGCTGAAAAAGCGGTTTAGGAACGGCTCTTTTACCACCTGAGAAATCACGAGAATTAAAAATAGTACCTATTTCATCAATAACCACAATGCAATTTTTAGGAGCATGCAGGATATCTTGTGCGGAATTAAGCTTGTATATATTCGTCCACTCAGGGAAGTTTTGAAGATTGATATTTGTAAGTATAGACAACTGAGGATAACGCACACAATAGTTATATGCTATCTGAGCAAGGGTTGACGTTTTACCGGTGCCAAATTTACCGGTATAGAGGTGTATGCCCCAACCTTGAAAGATAGCGGAATTATTGAAGTATGCACCAAAAAGGTGGTCATATACCTCATAGGTGATAAAGGGCGGTATTTGTTTTATGTAGTCAAATATAATCATAACAAATCACCTACACAGCACTTGCACAACGTGTCATGCGTATCATCACATTATAGAAGAACTTGCAGAAGATACAGAGCATAACCACAGCAAATAAAAAAGCCATGCCGAGAAGCAAAGCGTCATATCTATTCATGACTTCTTGCGAGAGATCACAGCCCATTGACTTCAAAAGCTGAAAAAAAGGGTTATTTTCATCAAACACTATGTGTACTTTCATTATCGTTCACCTCACAATCATCAGTTTCAACCGCAGGAACGGCTTTTATTTCAACATCTTCACCGAACATCAAAAACTCAATAAGCTGTTTTCTGTTTCCGCTGAACTCATGTTCAGCTTTAAAGTTTCTAAGGTCAGTGAAGAAACCTATAACACCGCTTATAGTACAAACCAAAAAGCAGACAACAAGTATAAACAAAACCAAGTTAAGCATTTTTTTACCTCCTAACGAGCCATACAAGAGAAAGGACCATAAGAGCAACGAGGACAACTAAAACAATATTTACTAACATAATAAACCTACTTTCTAAGCATAAAATATAATAACGTCAAGCTGATTGATAAAAGCATACCACCTATAATAGCCGAACCGAGAGTAAAGCTGTATTTTCCAAATGGAAACGTATAAGACATACAGTTCATCAAGAATTTAAAAACTAATTCAATACCATGTATTATATCCATAATTCACCTCACGTAGGTAAAACAAGCTTGATAAGCGCAATAGCTAAGAACAGCACAAACCATGCAGAGAAAACAGCATAAAACCATGTCGGCAAACAGGAAAGAGCAGCAGTAAGAAAGTCCCAATATGTGCCCGTTGTACTGAAAATGGACTTTATATCCGTGAAATCAACAGAGCCAAAATTAGCATTGATTTTCTTCTTATCAAGATATTTGTTATAATCATCAGGTTGCATATATGAACCATCATTTATAACACCGTCTGAACCTTTGGCAAGGTCAACGTCAGTAACCTTTGAAGGCGGTATATTACACAAGTCTTTGAGCTTTGTAGTCGAGGGGTTGTAAGTGTTTCCGTCCTTATCCTTGTAAACTTTAGGAACATAATCAGGGAACTTTTCATAAGAAAATGGGTCGGAGATAACAGAATAAACACGATAAGCCTTGAATGTTTCGGGCTTGCCTGTTTCTTCATCAACGGACTTTACAAAATCATCAATCTTCTCACACGTCTTAAGGTTTGTAAAATCTTCTTGATAGGCATACGAACCGAGCCAAGTTGAAGATGTTGTGTCCTCAGTTTTTTCACCATTCTGAGGAGTAACATGACCGTTATTCTTTACAAATACACCGATAACATTAACATAAAGCTTGCTATCATCAGTAAGACCGTGTGTTTTATAATCAATAGAAGTGAGGTCAAAAGCTACAGAAAGTTTGCCGTCACGAGGAATAGTATAAATAGGTGTTCGACCTTGATATAATGTTAAATACGGCTCAAAAGTATCAACAGTATCATTACTATTCAAATCGTCAGAAGCAGAGCCATCAGACTTGATTTTTTCATCATCTTGACCCTTGTAATAATTGCCGTCATGGTTCATTGCATAAAGCACAACATCTTCATCAAAGAAACGTTGCAAATCATCACCAGCATTAAGAAGATTTTTTGAAAGACAACATAAAACGGCATAAGTGCCAGAGCCGTAAGCTTTTCCTAAGTCTTTTTCATTGAACGTTTTTAAAAACTCAGGTGTAAGCTTTATATCAAGATTGATATTATTATTTTCAGCTGCTACAAGTCCATTTTCATCAGCATTTGCACCACCCTTTGACGGATAGTAAATTTTATTTTGCATATTCAATGAAAGTTCGGGAGTATATGTAACAGTAAACGGAGCAGGAACAGCGTTAGGATCAGTATAGATAGGTGAATCACCTTCATAAACTGGTAAATCAGAATAAATGATATTAAAATCTTTAATATCAGCATAAACGATAGACTCATAACTAACTTCACGGGTACAAGAATTTTCCTTAAAACGATGAACAAACGAATCAATGAATGTTCCATCTGTAGAAACAGTTCTATCAGAAGAATTATAAAAAAATTTAGACGATTGCGAAACAACGAAACATTGAAAAAATGAAAAAGAACTATTAGTAGGTTTATAGGATATAACCATATAGGAATATTCGGAATGCGGATAGGTATTTTCTAGTCGTGAAAAAATATGTTCAGTAAAAACAGAATCAGTATCATCAGCGAACGCAGGAACGGCACAACATATCATCACAACAAGTGCAGAGATCATACACAACACTTGCTTAATCTTTTTTCTCAATTTATCAACTTCCTTTCAAAAAAATTAAGCGGAGCAATTTGAATTACTCCGCTTATGTAAATGGTTTTGCTTATACAGCGTGTCTGAACTTGGCGAAAAGTCCTGCACCTGAGCCGAGAAGAGACAGACCTACAAGAATTGCAATAGGTACGTTGCTTGTCATAGCATCCCAACAAGAACCAAAAACAGTAACGGCATTACTAAGCATTGTTGTAACAGCTTCCATTATTAGCAAAACTCCTTTCTTATTAAATTTTTATAACAGCGGTTTCACCGCTAATTATTTTGTGTTGCAGTGAAGTGTTCCGTCTGCATTAATTACGGTGATATCAACAAGCTGAGAACGTCCGTTGAATATCTGATAGTTCAGCATTACATCACAGCCAAGAAGCTTATTGAAATCCTCAGAATTTCCGTTAAGTCTGATTGCATTTTCGGTCGGTATTTTCAGAGTATCGACCATTTTTCCGTGACAGTCGGGGTTATCAACTTCCTGCAGAAGCTGAAATACTACCTTTTCGGGGCTGTTAATCTGCTTGCCCTCTATTACTCCGTTAAATGCTTTCTTTTTTGTCCAGCCTACAATCGTTGTTTTCATGATTTTTTTCCTTTCTGAGGTTTTTCGGCTTTTCCTCGTGCCTTTTCCTTTGTGTTTCTTTTTCGTGTCCCTTTTGCCCCTGCTGGCGCTAGGGCGGAACGGCAAGCGACTTCATTCGCTTTGCTCATGAATTCCATTGCCTATTTTTTTAACTTAAATTTCTTTTCGCTTCACTCAAATAAATTTAATTTAAAAAAATTCCATGGGACACTTACGATTATCAAGTGATTAGTACAATAATGTACTACCGACATATATAATATACCCCATTTTTGTACTATTGTCAATAGAACAATTATGTA